AGACTGAGACGGTTCCGCTGCCCGCTGTCGTTCCGACTCGAGCTGTCACGCCTGACGCTCCAGCCTTCGCGACGGCTGTCTGCATTTCACCCGTCATCCAGACACCGCTTCGGAAGTCTCGCGATATACGGATAAAGGCATCTACTGGAACCGGAACGAGCGACGAGTTGTAAATGTCGACCTCAACCGGATCGCCAGCCCCGTCAAGAACTGCCTCATAGGTCGCGACGTCTGCGGCGTCCTTGGTTATTTTATATAGTTCTGCTTTACCCTTGCCGAGCGTCGTCGTGACGCGTTGCTCGATCTGCTCGGTGACCTTGACAAACTCGGCAGTCACGCGAACGCCTGCACCGACAGCACCACCGCCGACAGCGTATCGCTGTTCAAGCTGGACAACCCGCTTATAGAGAATATCGTGATCCTCGCGCAGTCGCTTGATCCCTTCCGAGTCTATCAAATATCCTCTAGGCATTATTCGCGCTAATCCTCACCGGCGTGTCTGCCTCGTTCTGAGTCGTGATCGTGATGACCGACGGGTCGTAAACAATAGTACCGTTCGCCTTGAGGTTGAGCGTTGTCACGGTTCTCGCCAGTCCGCTATCAGTGAGGTCGAGAGTCGCGCCTTCGAGGTTCGCGGTTGTGATCGTTCCGGTTCCGTTGTGCGTGATAATTCCACCGTATCCGTTGAGCGTTGTAATTGCCGCAGTCGAGGACGTTGAGACATTGCCAGAGTACGCGTTGAGCGTCGTCACGTTGGCTCCGAGCCTTGTCGTTCCACCATAAGAGTCAACAGTCGTCAGCGTGCATCCTGTGCCGCAGACAAGCGTCCCACCTGTGACGCGGATCGTCGCGGCTGTCGATGTCTCGCCGTATTGATGAGCCAGACCCACGTCGCCGCGAATTAATGACAGGACTGCGATCGCAGAACCTTTGAGATATAACCCGCGAGTTGAGCCACCGCCCGACGTCGATCTGATGTCGAGATTAATCGCAGCAGAGCCGACGTCAATAAACGAGACATCTGAGCCGTTGAACGAGAACGAATCGGGATCAATTTGAAGGTATCCCAGAGCGAGGGTCCCGATCTTGCCCGTGTATCCATCGACGACAAACTTGTCGATAGCGACGAGTGATTGATCGAGTCCCGCTGTGATTGCGACACTATAGTCCTGCGTGAGATAAACCGAGTCGGAAGTCGTCGGCACGCCTGACGGCGACCAGTTTCCTGCTGTGCCATAATCTCCATCTGTCGCACCTGTCCAAATTTTATCTGCCATTAGTTTCTCCCTTGTAAGCGTCTGGGTTGGTCTAAATTTATGATATGCCAGTCCATCTCTGGATAAATTCCATAGCGCAGATAAACGGCATCGGCGTCGTCGATGTTCAACTCGCCACCTTGACCGTCAAGCAATACCGGCTCGCGATTGGCGAAACCGTCGTCGGTAACATCCGCATTTGTCACCGGAACGCCGGTTCCTGCATAAGATGTAAAGGTTTTTTCTTTGTTTATAGTTGCATAACCACGATCAAGAATGTCCATTCGCCACGTGTACAACTTATCGACTTCTATCTCCAGTTCGTTTTCGTGGTATCCGATGCCGTTCCGACGTGCTGGGTTTGTCGTTAGTCCCATAATCCGACCGCTATATTTTGGAATATCAAAACTGCCTTGAGATACTTGGTTCTGTCCAGCGGCGTCAACCCAGCCATATAAAACATTAATGACAATTGTCCTCAAGTTTACGCTGTTTAAATATGGGTAAATTTTACGCGGTGTGCCGAGCGTATTGAATTTTATTCTAAGATTAGTCCGGTTATATTCCACCTGTGGAGGTGGATCAAACGGACGGAAAACAGAATTTGTTATTGCCCGACCGTTCGTGATTTGAGTCGTGAATCGATTATGTGTCACGCTGGGTTTCGCGTCCGGCGGTGTGGTTGTTTGGTTGAAATCCGGCAGTACCGTCAAGATTTCCCGCGATGCCGCCGCGTTCTCGCACCTGTCCCAAATACGTCCCCATGACGGCATCCCGCGAGACACGCGTCGACGAGATCGACATGCTGACCGCAAACTCCATCGGGTCGTCCGTCGGGTCGCCGTCTTCAGTTAAACCATCTGTCGGATCGTCGTCTTCTTCTTTTTCTGGCTTTCCAAAGCTGGCTGTCACTTGCCACAGGTTTCGAGTCCCCGCGACCGGCGTCGTGCTGATGCTCTTGCAGGTTGCGAGTGCGTGGAGATCATTACCCGTCCTGTAATACTCGCCGAGTCGCGGAATACCGGACGCTTGTTTAACGAGTATATTCCCATCCTTCGGATCGTCGACCTCGACACTATAGACAACGGTAAACGTCGGCATCTCTTTGGATGTCCAGGAGCCAGTCCAGCCGTCGTGCAATGTTTTAACGGATACAACTGCCATTATATTGATACCACCGTTCCGGTCTGTACGTTATTGTTGAGCTGCTGAAGGAGTGTAGTCTGCTGTTTGAGTTGTTTTAATTGCTGCCGTTCTTCCTCGCGTAGTTTTTCGAGTGTCCGCTGTTGCTTCTGCTGGATCGAGAACGCACCGCGACCGCGCAGGGTGACGCCAACCGCCTGACGCTCTGCGACCTTGATCTCTTTCGCTTTGAACTCGTCCGATTTTTTGATGTCCTCCTGAGCCTTTGCGACGGCTCGTCCGTATGTGTTCCAACTAATAACACCCGCGTCGAGCATCGAGTTGAGGTCGGCAAGCGTGTCGTTGTACATCTCCATCGGGTTGCGCAGGGATTCCGTCAGCTTCAAACCCTTCTTTTCGAGTTCCTCGCGTGCCTTCAGTGCGTCCTCGGCTGCCTGCTTTTCTTTTTCCATCGCTGCCAGATGTGCCTCGACGTTCTCCGTCGCTTTTTTTGCCGTCTCAATGGGCGTCGTTCCCCAAAAGTCATTCCAAGAATCGATGATGTTAGCCACCCAGCCCGCGATGTCTGCCAGCAAGTTTCCGATCCACTCCATCGTCGGAGCAAGTGCGACGGCGAGCTGGTTCCATATGCCCTCCATCGCTGTGCCGAATCGAGTCCATGCGTCGTTCGAGTCCTCGATTGCTTTAAAATCCGCGTCGCTCAAAGTCCCCTGTAAACTTTTAAGGTCGTCCTCCTGTGCTTTGAGTGCAGCAGACCCGCCTTCGAGGACAGGTAACATATCAGCACCCGCACGCCCAAAGATAGCCGTCGCCGCCGCCGCACGCTCTGCCGGATTTTTAATAGCAGCAATTGCGTCTGCGATCTCGAACATCTGCTCTTTGGCTGGAAGTTTGCCGATTTGTTCCATACTGATCCCCATGCGTTCAAACGCATCTTTCGCCATTCCAGTTCCGGCGAGTCCTTCGCCGATTCCCTTCTGCATCTTCTGGAGTGCCGTCGCCATCTGATCCGCACTTACTCCGCCGAGTTCCGCAGCGTGCTGAAAAGCCATAAGATCCTGTGCAGCCATCCCCATCGAGCGAGCCTTTTTTGCGGCTTCATCCATCCGATCGAACGCCTCGCCGACCTTCATGGCAACCGCAGCAACCGCAGCAAGCGCAACGGCAGCAGCCGCCGCGATCGGAACCATCTTCGACATCCCACCGGACGCACCGCCGACCGATTTACCAAAGCCTTTGGCGTTTGAGCCAGCCTTGTCTAGACCTTTATTAAAGCCGCCAGTATTCGCGATTACATTAACTGCTAGAGTCGCGACGGTTCCCATCTGAGTCCTTTCCATACTTGGCAGCGACCATCTTGTGAAAGTTGGACACGCTGCCGCGTTTACGTTTTTGGTTTGGTATATAGTCCGAGGGTCGGGTTCCTTCACCCTTGCCACCGTTCGCCGCGTAGATCATTGAGGCGATCGTCCCCGTTTTCATCCATTCAATATCAGAGCCAAACGGCTCAAGGTATAAACCAAAAGCCAACCACTCCTGAAATTGCTCAGGAGTAATCATATTTAACATGAGATCAACGTCCACGAATCCGAGCTGTAAGGCTAGTCGGATTGCGAATCGACGACGGTGATCTCCTCTGAGTTTTTTACTGTGGATTCGATATCGTTTTTATTAAAACCACAATGCTCCTGTGCCGCGTCATATATTCTTGACGAGACAAACGAATCCATCTCCCCGATCTGATTGATGTCCGAATCTAAAAAGATTCTTTCGTTTTTGTCATCGACGAGACACAATGCAATTAGGCGACGCGTCGCATCCTGTAGCCTGTCGCGTAAAATGCCGCGTCCGCTTTTTGCTATCAGTCGCGTTTCATAACTTGATTTTTCCTTTTCGCTCAGGCTTTGGATGCGGACGGTGATGCCCGCGTCGGTCAGTTCAAGGTCGATATAGCGTCGCTCGCATAATTTGAGCAACGCGTTTCTATTCGCTATCGTCATCGTCGAGACTCCCCTCGTCTTCGAGTTCTATTTCATCATCTTCCCAGTCTTCGAGTAGGTCATCAGGCACGTCGGGAACCATCCCGACCTTATCATGCGTGACGCCGACCAGCTTGCTCACCGCTTCGTGGATTAGGGGGACATCCTGATCCTCAAAGTTGACAATCAAACTGATCGCACCGCCTTCGACATTCGACGCGTACCCGATCAAGACATCACCGTCGAGATAAATCGCCAGTTGATCCGTCGCACAGTCTGGGTCGATCTTCGTGCATGGGTGCGTATCTATCGTTATTCTATCTTGCATCAATTTCCCCTTAAATTAATTAACTACCGACTGAATAAACTGGAGCGGTTTCGCCGTCGAATTGCACTGTACAACTCATTTGCATCACACCGCCGACGCTGCACTCGCTCGTCGACCGACTGGAGATAAAGCCAGTTCCTGCAAAGGTGGCAGCTGCGCCCGCAGCCGTCGCCTTTGTGAATGTGATCGTGATAGTCTCGGCGACCGCTGTGACGTCTGGTAATGCTTGAGCAGAACTATACAAGAACTCAACATCGACCGAGCCTGCGTCGTAAATGTCAGCAGGGATCGACTTCTTCGCACCGCCTGCGGCGATGGATAGGTCGCTTATGTCGAGGACTTCCCGCGACTGTTCGACGCCTGACACTGACAGAATTTTTCCGGTTAATGCAGACGTTCCGAATGAAACGGCTGCCCCCTGTGCGTTGTAATTTTTGAGAGTCATCTTCTGTCCCTTCTAAAGATAGGTTGGTATCGTTTGATTGTGTGTGATTTCTAAACTTAATGCGACAACGTGCCGACCGAGATCGCTGCCGTCTATCGGCGGTGTGTACTGTTCAAAGCGTCCGAGCAACCTGCACGCGTTGCACTGCTCGTCGCCCATCGCTCCAAAGTATCCCTGAGTAACGAGTCGCACCTGTTCGGCGATGTCGTTGCTGGTGATGTGGTTTGTGCTGATGCACTCGACATCCATGACCGCGCGATAGGAACCGCTGGAACCTGTCAGCACGTCATCAGGCGCGCCGCCCATGACATCGTAAACGATCGCAGGTAGGTCGGCGTTTTGCGGCAGTACCGACGGATAAATCCGCGTACCGACGAGAGCCGTGATCGCCGACTTGGTGAGAAAATACGTTCTAATTCCGACGCCAATATCAGCCACTTGGCACCGCCTTATCTTCTTCTGCTTTGATTAGCTCCTGCAGTTTGCTCTTGAATATTCTGACCGCTTCCGGTTTGCTGGCGATGACTGCACGCTTCATAAATCGCAGCGGCGAGCCGCCACCGAAACGAGGATCGAACTCAATATAAACGCTGTAATCCAATTGCGCCCGTTTCGCCTTCGGAATACCGACCTTCATACCGTAGTTACCTGCGAGCCTCGCCTTTTTTCCCAGATCAGCCGCGCTCGTTCTGAGTCCCTTGGATAATGCTTTCGTATCTTTGAGGACGAACTGCCGAGCATATCTGAGCGTCACGTTGGTCGCTTGTCGGAGTGCTTTCTTGCCAATGCTTTTTCTGATCTTCGTGTCCATCTTCTTGAACTTCTTGTCGAGTTCTGGGATGCCTGTGACTTCCAGCCCAACGCTCGCGCTCGTTTTTTGACCTGTGATAACAGCCATTTATACGTCCTCCTTGCAATAGAGCCAGAGTTCTTTAGCTCTGGCGTCTTGGTGCTGGACGCTGATGATGTTGAGCGTTCGACTGCGATTGAAGTAATCATATTGGACCCGCATCTCTGGCGTCGGAAACTCGTCTTCTCGCGGATAATGAATGATGAACACCGTGTCGACGATGCCGACCTCCTGCGTTCCCATCTTCGTTTGTGTGCCGCCGCGATCCCAGACGTCTGCGTTACAGTTCCGCACCTCGCTCCAGGTGGTCGACTGCTGACCGGCATCGTCCACGCTGGTTGATCGCTTTTCGATTGTGATGCGTTGTTTCATTCGTCGCATTACGGGTACTGCCCCCACTTGAGCGAATCAATTAGAGACTCGTATCCGATCGGCACAATGTTGACCGATCCGTGTGCTGTGACGGATGGCGAGTTGAATAGATGACTTACGAGCATTAAGATTGCAAACTTCGCCACAGGATCGACGCTGGCGACAGTTGAGCCGTATCCTGACACATACGTCACCTTTACGTCGTCGTAGTGTGCGCGGACTGTGGGGAACGATTCGCCGTCATTGAGGACAATCCGGCTCGGTGTGTTGCTTGAATCGACCGAATACGTGGACGCTGACAAGGTTTGAGTCGCGTCAGCGGTGTCCACGTAGGTCACACTGGTCACGCTCTGGACGGGTGCGGTCGGTAGTTCGATGATTCCATTAGATGGAAAGGTATCCATCGATAGGACGTGCGTCTGTGTGACGAGGCTGCGTCTGGTATCCTGCTCAACTCGGCGACGTGCGACGTCGATCAGTCTATCGAGTTGCGAATCATAATAATTGTCATCCAGGTCGAGATGTAATCTCGCATCTTCGACGGTGACAGGACTGGACACAGGATCGACGGAAACATAATCACGGGTTTTTGTCATTGCCATCGGAGGACTTCTTTCGCTTGCGTGCTTTTGCTTTTGGTTTCGGTGCTACAACGGCGAAGCCGCGACTGACTAGGATGTCAGCCAGCGGCTTCGGGACGTCGTAACTTGTCGCAGCGCGATACGCTCGCCATTCTCTTTCGAATTTTAATCGTATCGTCATATCGTAATTCCCCAAATTAGGACTAACTTGCTGCTGTTTTTAAACCAACGACTGCACCAGCGTTTGAACCGTCTCCGGCATCGTGGACATTTATGTCGTATCGGGTTGTACCCTTTACGGCTGTGATGTCGTTCGCCCAGAAGGCTTCTTCTGATACGCTAATCTCGACGTCTTCTCGATCGCCGATTACCACGCAATCGTTGAAATTTCCGAAGAACGCCGCAAAAGTAGACACTCCCGAAACCGGCATAGAATCGCTTATCAGCACTGGGAATCCGAATAAGAGTGGAGCTGCTCCGCTAGCGAGATCGCCGAGAGTGTTCCCGCCTGCCGCATAAACAAGGCTCTGCACGTTGCTCGCCCATGCGACACGACTGATTAACCACGCTGGTTCAGCCGATCCATAATATTTGTCAGGCATAGTCCCGACTAGGCTGTTAAGATTCGCGAGAGTGATATCCGAGAACGCTGTTTTCGTCGATGCCATGTCGACAGTACCAGCAGCACCCATCGCTGTAATCAAACCAGTTTCGGAACCGTAGGTCGAAGTACCGTCGCCGTTAATAAGTTCGTTGTCTTCTTGAACAGCGAACGCGTTACCGATTGCGACAGCAAGATCGTCGATCACGTTAATAACCGAATCATGTAGCAACTCGTTAGACGTCTTCGCGATGACTGCACGCTTGACGGCTGCAAGTGCTACCTGCCCC